GGTTGACAGGTTCACCGCCTTCCTTAGCCATACCTTCCTGCCAAGGAACGATAACACCAGCAGGTTCAGATGCTGTGTAGACAGACTTTGTGGTTACCTTTTCAGTTCCCTTCTTTGTGTACATCCAGAACAAGTACTCGTTCAATGATGTTGGATCATTGCCAGAGATGTCAAATGATTCTGAATAGATGAGCTTATAGATTCTCTTACCATTGTAATAGTCAGATACAGTCTCCTCAGTGTCAATCTCAGGATCCTTACCGCTATTTACATTTACGTATGACAAGATTGAGAATGTTTCGCCGTTGATGTCGCTAAACTCAAGGCCGTATTCCTCAGCAATCAATGTAGCCAACTGCTTCTTTGATTCGTCAGTTACGAAAGCCTTGACAGTCTTGCAACGCGGTTCATAAATAGGATCGTCCTTACCCATAGCAAGAACTTCACCCTTATCAGCCATACCGTATTCACGGAATGATAGACCAATAGCCTGTCCAACAGTACCTTCTACTTCTGTTTCGCTGATATAGCATGTCTTGGTGTCGCCATCGTCCCAGTCTTTAAACTGTACCTTCAAAGCATCATCAAACTTAACATAATCTACATCCTTGTCAGCCCATGCTGCCTTGAAGAAGTTGTCTTCCTTAAAGATATCAGCATAGTTAGTTGCAGACGATGCCTTAAATTCATCAACTGTTTCCTTAGTCAAGTAAACAGTGACACCGACATTAGCCATGTTCAAAGTGTCTTGTGCAGGAACAGTGAACTGTGTCTTAACACCTTCGTAAGCAGATCCAGTTTCTGGGTCAGTCCACTTAATCTTCTGACCGAATGCGAAGTCGCCAGAAGCAACTGCTCCTGATGTCCAAGCGCCGGATGTAAAGATCAAGTCATCTTCACGAGCAATAGGAGTGCCATCCTTGCCGACAGACTTGACATATTCAACATACTGGCCTTTGCCAAGAGTGATTTGGTCAATCTTATCAAAGTTGGTCTCTTTCTTTTCTTCGCCTTCATCAAGAACAGACTTGAAAACAGCGACTGCAGGAGCAGCGTCTGTAATAAGGTCCTTGACAGTCATGAACTGTGCTTTCTGCTTAGCAGCAAATGGATTGCTATCTGCATTGAACTCCCAATCGCGCTGTTCTGCTTCCAACTTAACAGCAACTTCTAGCGGATCCAATAGATCCAACTGGTGCTGGTCTTCGTTGTCAATGAACTCGAACGAAGCAGTATCCTGTGACTGATACTTGTCCTTTGCTTCAGCGTCTGCGTATGGGTACTGAATCTGGGCATAAGCCTCATCACCCATAGTAGCACGAACTGCATAAAGACCATTTGAATTTGCGAAATAATTTTCAGCAGCAAAGTGACCGTAATCGTCTAGATTCTCTGGTGTACCGAAATAGTCGGTAAACTGCTGATAATTATGTGTCAAAATACGCTGGTTAACCGGACCGCGGTTTGACTTAATAACGATACCGCCTACACCTACCGATGTAGATGCTTCATTACGGATGGTATTGTCAATCTCGGTAAATCTAGTACCAGGAACGCTATACTTAGCCATAAAATTACCTTTCTGTTATAAACGAATAATAAAATCACTCACTCACAATGTATTTACTTTACTTGTATTATTTATATAAGCAAAGACAGTAAAACCCAGCAGAACAAATCCGCTGGGTTTGGAAAGGTAATTGGTTACTGAGCTATCCAAGCCGATGCTTCGCTATAACCAGCAGCTGACCAAGTCGTGGCGTCATTATAGTAAGCAACTCCGCCATTCATCACAGGTGCACTCTGACCTGTTGTGACAGATCCGGCTGAAATGTTGCCGCAATGCAATTCACCAGTAATCCAAACGTTTCCGTTCTTGTCTATGCGGAATACGGTTCTTGTCTGGTCTACAGAACCCACACCAATTTCAAGCATAGAATCAACGTAAGATACTGCATATTGTCCAAACATTGCCTGCCCAGCATTGCGTGTCCATAGGCCTACACCAGCAGCAAAGCTTGCGGGACCCATAATAAGATTATGATTACCAACTGCCATACTGTTAGATGTTGAGATGAAGTTATGGTCACCGACAGATACAGCATTATTACTGCAAGCAATTTTAGAGTGATTACCAACAAGAACAGAAGCAGCAGCGACATCTTCCGCATCTTTACCCAACACCAATTGGTAATGGTTCCAAGCTTGTGTATTGTCGCCAGCTACATGCTTATAGTTACCCTTAACCTTAATGTTTTCACCCATACCAACAGCATATTTCTGATATGTTTCATAAGTACGATGACTCATTTCAATGTTATTGCCGAGTGCAAGTGAATAGCCTACGCCTTCTTTAAGCGAGTTACCATCGCCGAATACGCCAACAGCGCTAATGCCGTATTGAAGTTCATTTTCATTACCGAAGATTAGAGAGTTAATTACGGTATTGTGTGATATGTTCTTATTACCAGCAATGATAACATTATTTGATGAATCGTGTGCTTCGTTTTCATCACCAAGAATAATGTCATGATGAACACTATCATGTAGATAGTTCTTATTACCAAGAATGAAAGCCTTTGACACGCTTCTTACTACTTCATTTTCATCGCCATCTATGATGTTGTTTGGCACACCACCAGTAACTATGTTTCCCGAGCCAACGAACATTCCATACTGTGCGCCATCTTCTATAGTGTTGTTATCGCCGTTGATGTAGTTATATTTGGTATCACCACTGACTGTATGATTTTTACCCATCAAAACAGAATATGCTGCGCCGCCTTGAATAGCAGTCAAATCTTCACCTATCATTAATGCATAATAAGTAGATCCAATGTTAGCATCTTTAACAGCCAAAAGCATATGATTTGTGCTTTGGATTTTAGTTCTCTGTTCTGCATCCTGAGATGTATCGGCTAGTGCAAGAACGTTGTTTACACCATTAAAATATACATCATTTACATTTATGATATTGAAGTTGCAAGATCCAACATCGCTACTTGTTGCATTGACTATATTTTGCCCAGCGCTTCTAAAAATTGAGTTATTAAGCATCACTAGTGATTGTGAAGTATTATAAGCAGTACTATCTGATGCATTTAGATATATATGACTTAAACCGCCGAAAACTGAATTGTAGGCGATTGCATCAGTATATGAATACCCATACATCGTGCCACTGTTCGTATAGCCGCTACAGTCATGAGCAATAGTATTTGAGTATATTGACTTTAGCTTATAGTTAGAACCGTGATAAAAGCCGTCTTCTTGAGTAGCACCAGTCTTATCAATAATATCATCTGATGTAAACCAAATGCCAGGTCCGTCTTTCAAAGCAAGTTTGCCATCTTCGTTAAATTCTAATGTGACATCATCACATTCAAGTTTCTGCAAACCTGCAGAAGTCACTACGAAGTTGCCGGATTCAGTAGCATTCATTACCAAGCTTCTAAAGCTGCCAGCCTGTGTATCATACTTATACTCGCCATAATTACCTGAACCTGCGGCGGTGTTTGAACCTGCAAGGCGACGATAGCCAATTTCATTAGGCTTCAACTGCAACTGGAATGCATGTCCGCTATCGTCATTCATTGATAGAATGACTTCATCGTTCTTTGGAATGTAGACAGTTTCATCGTTCTTAACGAAAGTACCATCAGGAACAACTGCGTCTTTTGTACCTTCCCACGCTTCGCCTCCTGAGAAGAATCGTCCGTTGATGCTCTTCAAAGAACGACCATCTACCCCTTCCATCTGTGCAGACAAAGCACTTAATACATCATTCGTATCATCAATAGCGTTAGCGAGAACAATGTCTCTAGCGCTCAATGGTCCAATGGCGTTCTGCTGCAGCCATGCACCGTCAGCTACAGTTGTGCGGTTCCATTCTTCTACAGCAAGCTGGGCACAAGCAGTGGTAGGATCATTTTCAGGTCCAATCACAATCTCTTCATTATAACTGTCCAATTTTTCTCTTAATGCCATAATTCCCTCTTGTATTATTTATCTACCAGCCTTCAAATGGGTCAAATGATTTGTCCTTATTCTTAATAGGAACTCTAGGATTCATAAGACTTACATTCTTTGATTTCTCAATGTTAGCGAGTTCATCGTTGATGCACAGTGGGTCACTTGTCCTATCAGCCTTGACCTTGCTGGTCTTCAACTGTTGCTGTTCAGGTATCTTCTCAGCAACAGGCTGATTTTCTCGTTCATACTGTGTCGTATCAGTCTTGTGGTTGATGTCAAAGGTCTCAGACAGTTCAACATAGCTTTTCAAGTGTTCCATCTTATCATCATTGACATCAATATGGTCAACTGACTCGTGAGCATTTCTCCATACACGCAACTGGAATGTAAATGTGATAGGTGTAGAAAGGAATGCTGTTCCTTCAGCAAATTCCTTGACGTTTAGTACTTCATAGTAAAGGTCACACCAAGGGAAATACATCACATCGCCGATTTTAGGGTAGTATTCCTCCCAAACAGGCTCTCGTGTAACCCAATCGTATGTTGATGCTTCCCTGAAGTGCTCAATGGTCGCCTGAAGAGTGACGATTTCCGTGTATGCCATACCCTGCAGCTGGTAAGAACGCTGAAGTTGAGGCACATTTTCTGCATAGACCTTCAAACGGAATCTGCGCTCGAAGTTCTCGAGAGTATCTTCTCCATAGAGCTTATCTTTTTCAGTAGAAGACTTCTTGATAAAGTACTGGACTTCAAAACCGAACTGATTATACGCTTCAGATGTAAGTGAACTCATCAACGCCGCTTCTGCTTGATAGCATTCATTGTTTATACCATCAAATGGACGCGGCTTAGACCAGTCAGTTGTCGGTGGACAACTGTTGCTGAACACTTTCTGAAATTCACTTGCGAAATCAGTCATTATAGCAGGCTCATTAAATCTTCTCTGGCTTGTTCAAAGTTCTTGTACTTGACACCTTGACCACCAGCCATTACAAATCCTTCCAAATTCTTACCAAAATCATCAATCAGTATAGCGTTCTTTGACGCATACTTTGCTTTATCTCGTCCAACTCGAACGAAGTAACGATTTTGCTTGGAGATAGTAGGCAACTTCTCGTCAAGCCAAATCTGTTTTCCTTTCACGCCGTCTTCGTAAGCAACAGCTGAAAGAATGCAAAGATCAATCTTACTTTCCTGACAGAGCTTCACTAGCCATCTAGCGAACTTCTCTCCATCAGGTGTCCATTCAAGTTCAGACCAGAAGTTGGTGCCGAGTTTCTTGACTTTCGGCCAGTCTACCTTTGTTCCTTCTATGGCGTCAATCTTCTTTGCGCCTTTTGTGAAGTCCGTAAGAACGCCGTCCATATCAAGATAGATTGTGTTTACACTCATATACTTCTCCTCTAGTTTATTTATACAGACAAAAAAAGCGGGCAGTTTGCCCGCAACATCAAAAAGATGTTTAGGTGGAGCCTTTACACTCCGTTTGCTTCGTCAAGCAAATCCATACCACGAGGAGTGATGAACCACTTTACAGTGCCATCTTCACGCTCGAAGTCTACAAGACCAGCACGACGCATTTCCTGCCATACTGATGTATAGTAGTTATTTGCTCTGCCAGCATCATCCTTGATAGTAGGATCCTTTAGACCAAGAGCAAGGTGAACCTCAGCCTTTGTCTTCGGACCATCTACAAGCTGGTTCAGAATCTTGATATACATACGGTCCTTAGTAGGTGACTTGTAAGTATATCCAGCTGCACCAGCATTGTTTCCGTAGCGAGTCAATTTGCGGGTACTGTCTGCATTGAACTCGTGCGTGCCACAACCTTCGGCAATGAAACCGGCCTTATTCAATGTATCTAATGCTTCATTCAATTCCATACTGCAACCTCTTACTTTGTATACTTATCCTTAGCAGTTGCCAAGAAAATACCAGCATTACGAAGGATTTCAATCAACTTCAAGTTGTAGTCTTCTGCAATCTTATTACGGACTTCAGTCTCATACTTCAACTTGTTGTCGTCGCCGTCAAACATATCGTCAGTGACATATTCCTTCAAAGCAAAGTTGACAAGTGCATCGCCCAATTCCTTGCCAAGACCAGACAAAGAAGCCTTCAAATTGCCACCAGTGAAGTAGCGCTTGAAGTTTCCACCAGCAGTCTGTGCCGGGGCAGCAGGAGCAGCAGGTGCAGTCTCAGCAGGCATTTGCTGCTGAGGAACAGGTGCTTCAGCGTCTAGCGGTGAGTTGTCCAAATCGCTTTCACGAAGATAATCGTTGTGGTACCATGTTTTGAAACTCATGTATAAATCTCCTTTTCTTTATTTATTAGAACTGTTGGTCATCATACATGGCGATTTCCATGCAAACGTCTGCTAGTTCCTCTTCATCGTTGATTTTCTTGCTAAATTCACGAACGGCATAGCGCCATAGCATTTTATACTTTCCAGTGACATCTGCGCTTGTGTAGCCCTGAGTCTTACGGAAAATTTTCAGGTCAGGATCTTCCATAAGCTCTTCCTTAGCGAGCTTGGCAGATTCTTCCAATTTCTGCTTATAGAATTCTGCGAAGGAATTCTTAATATCAGTCTTGCTAAACTTTTTCTCGACAGCATTGTGATATGCGGATTCAGATCGG